GAATTGTACACTGTAAACTAAACACAAATAACAGGTAAGTTGAAGTTTCGACAAAGACACGATGAAAAAAGACAACGTTTTAAATACAATAGGCCGAAACAGAGAAGCACGTACTAAATTAACCGTCCTTAGAGACACTTATTTCACACCAGAAAAGATTAAATCCGATTTAGAAGAAGTAGGCGCGGTAGTAAGATTGCAGTTTTACAAGATATTGCTAGATTTCACTATACCTAAGCCTATGGCTATTACAGAGGACGGCATAAACTACTCAGGGATTGAATTCACACCAAATAAAGAGCAGACTAAACGTAAAATATATACATACGATCACATATTAGACGAAGCAAAGAAAATAGAATTTAATGGAAATGGTAAAACAGGATGATGCAAATAACATTATATAAGCGTTGCTCTAAATGTGATTCATTAAATGATTATAAGTATACATCAAAACAAGTAGGTCACAGGGGTCTTAATTTTATTGAATGTAAAGCATGTGGCCATCAGAAACTTGAATCTATTTTTACAGTGTCAAAAACTGAAGATGATCTTGTATTAAAAGCGGCGCCAATACCAGAAGAAGAAGTTTATTAATGTGCATGAAACTACTGCATTCCTTTTCCCCACTCAACTAGACTTTATAAAATCAGAACACAGTAAAGACCAGTGCTACATGCACCCTGCTTTAGTTGCGGGTTATGGATATGGCAAAACTGTAGCTGCTTGGTATAAAGCACTTGATCTAGCTAATGCGAATCGTGGGTTTACGGGTGCGGTTTATATGCCTACTCATAAACTAATTAATACTGTCCTACTCCCTGCATTCGAAGAATTACAAGCAAAGCACAATATACCAGCCACAATCAATAAGTCAGAATTTACAATCAAGATAAGATTTGAAGACGGTCAAGTTTCTACAATCCTGCTTGCTAGTATGGACAGACCCGAGCGGATAGTTGGTTATAATTTAGCTTGGTTTGTATGTGATGAAATAGACACTCTGCCATTAGCCAAAGCAACCAGCGTATGGAATAAAATGTTAGGTCGTTTAAGAGTAGGTAATTTTAGACAGGGCGCTGTAGTAGGAACACCTGAAAGCTTAAACTTTCTTTATAAGTATTGGGAAGAATCACCACCATCACCGCACTATAAACTATACAGAGCATCATCATTAGAGAATCCCTACTTACCTGATGATTTCTTTCAAAGACTATTCGACTCATACGGAGAGAAAGCAATTCAGGCTTATATTCATGGTAAGTTTGTTAATCTACATGGCGAAACTGTTTATGATGCGTTTGACCGCAAGAGACACGTTAAAACATTAGATGAAGTATTCGGTCATTCAGCACATGGCAGATTATTCCAACATTACACAGGCATGGATTTCGGTTGGGCTAATCCATCAAGTATTCTATTCGCTAAAGTTTACAATAATCATATGTATGTTTACAACGAATTCGAGAAGCCACAATATAAACTATGGGATTTCTTAGACGCTTCCCTGGGTAAAAGAGAAAGCCACGCATTAGCAGATTGGTGTGATCCATCAGGTAAAAAGAAATTAGAAAACGCACCACAAACAAACTTAGATATTATGAAAAGCAAAGGAATGAACCCCAGATACCTGATAGCCAATATAATGGAAGGGGTTAATGTGGTTAATAACTTACTAGAAAAGGATCGTTTGCATATCCACCCCAGATGTAAAGGTTTAATCGATTGCTTAGAATCTAACTCGCGTACATTTGACTCAAAAGGAAACTGGGTCGATTATACTCAACATGATAAACATGCTGTTGATGCGCTTAGATATATGTGTTATGGTATATTTGGCAGACAATCACAGCTATTTAAAACAGAGATGGTTAAGCATCAGCGTTGACGTTTTTCGAGTCTAATCAATTTCTCTAAATCTTCATAGGCTATTCCATAAAACATATAATGCCCATCACTCCAAAAGATTTGTGTGTAACCTGGGTTTTCGGTTTCATGATAATATGATATGTAAGTAGTATTAATCGTACAAACTTTACTATAAATCTTTCTTGGTTCGTTCTGGTTCAACTGATACTTCTCTTTCGGTTTAAAAACATCCGCATATGAATAAGATTCATCGTCGACCACTATCTTTGTTTTAATAAACATCATTTCTCCTCGATCTCGCGTTTTAAAATGCAATGTATACAATCAACATACTCGTAAGTATTTACTAATTCCCAACCTATAGCCCCGAGCCGATTTAATCGAGTCTCCATTGGCTCCACGTTCTCAACAATTATTGTGCAGAAATATTCAAACTTCTTCATCATTCCTCCTTTTTGGTTAATACTCGGGGTGGGACTTGAACCCACAAATTACAGATTCTAAATCTGCTGTCTATACCAATTCGACTACCCAAGCGAAGCGGGGAGCATAGGATTCGAACCTACATACCTCTCGGATACTGGGACTCAAAGCCAGCGCAATACCATTCTGCCAACTCTCCGTTTATGCAATATATAAAATAATATCTTTTTTTGAAAGTAAAATGTAGTATATTAAAAGAAAACAAGGAGAGGGTATGAGAGTTAAGAAATCCAGGAAGAAGAAACCTTACAATAAAAACGGTATTAGGATAGAGCGGTTAGCTATAATGAAAGTTAGAAATATACAAATTACACCGGACACGGGATAATCAGAGGGAGAATAAAAATGACTTTAGAAGAAATTAAAGAAATACTAAAAGCGATGAACTCTGAATCTAATTCAGATAGACCAGATGATGAAAGTTTGCACATTCAGCAAGACGCTTTATATTTTGATTTTATAAAATTTATTGCAGAAACCAAAATAGAATCTGCTGACAAAATTTATTTAATTAATAGTTTAAATCATTTGCAAGAAATGGCACGGGAAATAATTAAAGCCGACGCAATAGATTTTTGCCACTGGTATGCCTAAACTTTTTAAATCAACAATAATTTACTATATTTGGAAAGGCAGGTAGATATGATAGTAAAAATAATTATTGACGATCCTAAACTGGGATATTCAACTAAGTACAGAGAATGCAACATAGCTCATTGTGAAGGTGAGAAGATATTCTTCGATCATTGCTCAGATAAGGTAGAAAATTTAAGTCTTTATAAATATGTAGATGTGTATTTGATGGAAAAAGGGAAAACGATCGAAATATTGTATAGCAAGAAAAAGGCGGGTTAAATGCCAACAGGGTTAATGTTCCAGGAAAATGATTTGATTTATCTCGATATGAGCGGGAACCCAAAATCTTTATTTGAAAGTGGGGAGTATACGATATCGACTATTACGTCTAATTCTGAATATGACTACGTGCATGAGAATTGGTTATTTATGGAATCGTGTGAATCTAGATTGCAAAAGTTCTGGAGATGGATGAATTGAAACCCATTGCTACGACTAATTAAAATGCGGTTGCTCCATAGGCGGGTGACTTAATAAAAAACCACTAAATAGGAGAATTATGTAAATGGCCTTAGATGTTACCGCCCGTGCTGACCAGCTAAGTTTGGCTGGCACGCTGGACGAAAACACAAAGGTATTATTTGAACAGTTGTTTGAAAGGGCAGAGTCAGTTAGGCTCACAGATGCGCAAACTCAGTCATTAGTTGACATGACATTTAGATTCATTAACGCGTTTACATTCAGTAGAACACAGGAACGCTTAGACCAGAAAGAACGTTATCTAAAAGCTAAAAATTACTACATGAACCGTACCGAAGAACACCGCGTTGAAATCTTAAGCGGTTTATTCGAAGAGAAAGCTACCACACAATTAAATTCATTAGGCCAAACTGTCACCGTTCCTGAAGAGGGCGTTAGAGGTAAAGCTGAAGCACTGTTTGAAACAATCGGTTTTACTAATGATGTTGTAGATGAGTTGTCTTTAATGTATTCAGAAGAGCCTGAACGAATCTTCCTTGAATCTAAGACAGAAAAAGTCAACGGCGAGGTTAACGACCAGTTAATTAGTATTTATGATAAGATAGGCAATGATAAATTTCAGAGATTAAATGAATTGGTTATCGCTACGGACACACCTGTATGTAGAATAGCTTGGCGACGTGATGAAGGTGTGAATAAGAATACGTCCAGAATATGGATCGATATTAGAACGCCTGACCAATATGAGGTTGTTGTTGATAGTCAGAATGATACAATCACAGAAGCTATATTTTTCGAAACCAGAGATTACGACTCTTTATTAGACAGACAGAATAAGTTCACAAAATATCAGTTATGGACAGATGAGTTTGTTATTGGGTATGCCATTCCTGAAGAGAGAGACTTAAACGAAGTCAGCGAAATCAAACCTAATGAGCTTAGAATATTAGATTTAATCTTAAATCCTTATAAGGTACTGCCTTTTATTCCTTTACATTCAAAAGAACCATTTCAGGATTATTTTGTTGATGACAATTCACGCAGATTTGTAAGCGCTGAGGAGCAATTGTCTGTTAAGCAGTTGTCAGATAATACAGGCGCATTTAGCCAAGGCTTTAGTCAACCATTTTTAAAAACGGCTAACCCTACTAAATATGGGCGATTGAAATTAGGGCCAGACCAATTATTAATGCTAGAGAAAGGCAACCCTGGTGAACAAGATGATGAATTTGGTTACGCTTCGCCGAGTTCAGATATTAATGATATCTCTCAAAACTTTGCTTCTTCATATTCACGTGCTGCCGCAAGGTTTGGTTTAGGCACAGCCGAGGGTGATTCTACTAGTTCAGCAAGTGGCGTATCTCTGTTTATTTCAGATGACAAAAAGAATAAACGTATTAACAATGACCGCCCAAGATACAATAGATTCGAAGCTATGTTATTCGAGATTATTAAAAAGGTTAACAACTTTCATGTAGGTAATTTGCGTGAAGGCGAGAAAACTGACAATAAAACAATCAATGACGATGTCACCTTAGAGGCTAGATTCCAAAAGATAGTCACGCCGCTTAACAATACGGAGCAGTTGGAAAAAGAACAGTTCGATTTAGATAATCGTTTAGCTGACAGAGTGAGTATTATCATGGAACGCAATCCAGACATCACAGAAGAACAAGCAATTGCCAGTTTAGAAGCTATAGACGAAAGAGCGGATAACCCAATCGACAATTTACCAGTTGAGCCAGTTATAGAAGAGTAACCTTTTAAAATAAATATCTTTTTATTTAACTTGTTTATACCTATATTGAGGGGAACAAGGAGATAGATATGGGTGTTTTACCATGTGTTAGGTATGATTGTGACAATATAATGTGTGATTTCTTAATCGATAGTATAGGCTATGTTTGCGACAGCTGTATTGAAGAATTCAGGTCATATATAGGTCTGGAGGAGCTAAACGATACAAATATGAAAATACAGTTAGGCAAATTCTTAGACACCGATGTTAATATTGGTTCTGGCCAGAAAATATATGTTGATGAATTTATTAATAAGCACCGAAGATGACTAAACCATTTCGGTATAAAGCAGATATAATTTATTCAGTTAATTCACTAATGCCATTTAAAGAGTCGTATTATTATAAAATAAAAGAATTGATCAGAGGCAAGCTAGTGTTAAAAGGTGAAGCTGATACTAAAGAAAAGGCACAAGCGGCAATAAGCAATTTTATGAGTGGTAAATTATGACTAAACCTAAATACTATATCTACCCAAATAAAAAGCCAAATATAAGCGAAAAGTATTTTATGTATAGCAAATATTTTACTGATCCAAATAAAGAACGACTGTTTATATGGGATGTTTATAGCGGGTATGTAGATGGTTGGCTTTGGAGATACCCACAATGACAACTTTAACAGCAGCATTCTTTATATTGTTTTTAATCTGTGTGTTTACTTTATTTATACCGATTATATGGCTGCTATTTCTACCTGTTAGATTATGTATATGGGTAGTTAAGTTATTCTTTGATATCGTAAATTTAGTTGTCAGATATATTTATATGAAATCAATTAATCGTAATGTTAAAGAAATACAAGAACGTAGATTAATGAAAGATTATGAGGAGATGATGAAGTGAAATTTATTATTAAAAAGGAAATTATGGGTGGAGACTGGTATTGGATGATATATAGAAAATCAATCTTTGGATCAATATTTTGGGAAAGATGGAATACTTCTGAATCGGCGGCAGCCAGATTAAAGGAACTAAATGACAAATTTAGAAATGTATGGTTTAAATATTCTAGTTGATGAAATTATTATAAATTGCGTATTCCGGAATCTTCTTATATCCATATCGAATGGTCATATTATGTTTAAAAATGGAAGAATTTCATTGGATGTTCAAGCGTTGTGTGATGGGCTAACAGAATCAACTGGGAGCAAACTAAGTGCCAATTGAAAATGAACTAAGACAAATAGAAATAGAAATTGGTCTCATAATAACAGCCAGAATACAAAAGTTTATTAAACTTATAGAGGCTCGATTAGTTGGGCGTGGTACATTCACCAGAATTAGTAGCGATTTAAAATCATTAACTAACTTTAAAAAGAGAATACCCAGATTATATCGCGAAGCTGGGCTTGATACTTTAACCAAAGATATAGCTGATAGATTTCCCGACATAGCAAAAGAAACTATTGAAGATACAGCTAAAAGGTTAGGTGTTGATACTTTAAGGGCAGGTGCAATAACTGAATCAGGCCGAACTATATTAAAGAGAACTATTCGGGGAGTCCGCAAAGCTGAACTATTAAACAACCGCAGGTTCAGGCAAGTTCTTAGACTTAAAACGATTAAAGATTTAAATATAAAGCAATTCAAGAAATTACTAGCAAACACAGCAGCTAAAACCAGGGGACAATTACA